ATCTTGCGCTCACATGCTCCATAAAGTCTTGAAGTGTGCCAAAGGGGACCAAAGTCAACCAACAAAAGCACAGAATAAACAAAGCAAAGATTGTGTTGTCATGAGCTGTTCCAACCTGACCGGTTAGATTTCCACCAGCTCCATCCTTTCCTTTAAGGTGAACATTTCCATCAGGCAAAGCCAATGGACACTCCGATATCATCCTGTAAAGGTTTTTGAACCGAATGAGGTTTTCCTCAGTCCTCAATTCGGGCTTCAACCACTCAAACTTCATCTGGGCAATTTTTGACAAACAATCCTCAAAGATTTTGGATTCACATCCTGAAATGTCAAACTCCCAACCATTGGGGTGCTGTCCCAAATATTCAGCAAGCACCTGCATCCCAGAACGGTAGGGTGACCAACCAAGACCCATCATCGAAAGAATAGGGTGATCATTCAATTTGTCATGCATGTCATACATGAGCCTTTGTGCCCACATATTATGTCCTCCATCGACAGCCATGACATTCCTCAATTTGTTGGACTTAAGTTTTTCAGCAGGTAAAATCTCCTTCTTCACTGTGACATGGGCAATAGAAGCCCTCTCTCTTAACAAATTGTCCCATTGACGCTCCAACCACCAAAGGGTTACAGGGTCATGGTACATTTCCATCTTAAATGGTAAGTCAATCAGTGTAAAAGGCAAACCAGCATTCTTGCCATCAAAGTGAAGACCACACTCATGGATCACTTCATCTTGTGTCTTGATTTCCGAATTTCGAACGAATGGTGTTAATATTTGAGAAACCATATCCCAGGCACGATCAAACGTCCTTGGGTCAGGAGAAGGTACACCTTTAACATACCGCTCACAGGCGATATACGCTGCCTCAACATTAGGTGAATTCATGAAATGTGTTTGATTGAATTTTATTCCCTTCTTCTTAAAAATTTTTTCAATGGTTTCATCATTCTTGCGTTGGTTTGGAACTTTTGGAGGTGACATGTGGAATTTTCCGAGAAAAGGCATCTGTTCACTCAAGTGCGCTGACCAGAAGTCCTCAACTTTTGGTAAAAGGTCAAAGCGCAATCTCTGAACGGTGTCAGGATAGTACTTGAGCCAGTCCATTAGTTTTTTGGGAAAGGCGCATTGATCCACTCAATAATTTCAGGCGTGAAAGGTCGGAAAAATGCGGGTGTGCCATCTTTCTGCATCCCAGCAACATGTATGCCAATTGCATCACCAGCAACATTTGTTACCATACCACCAGAACACGCGAATTGTGATTCGTAAGTTGCTTGGCCAAGGGTCTTTGATTCGTACTCATGTCCATCATGGCCAACGTACTTCAACGTAGCACCAAGACTTTGAATTGTGCCTTTTGAAAAGCGGGCAACTGGATTTCGATCAGAAGCCCAAACAAAACAAATTTCGTCGGGCTTTGGCAGAGCAGCCTTCACAGACTTCATGCCATGTGGTCTAGGCCACTTAACAAGATCCCAATCCTCATTGTAAATGCCCTCATGTGGCTTGGCCCCAGCTTGATTTCGCAATTCAGACTTGATTTGAAACCTGTAATCGTAACCATGACTTGGAACATCTACAGCTGATCGAACACCATGGTATGCAGAGAGCAAAACACTATTGACCGCTCCAGTGCTCATACTTTGATGTGAATCACCACAAGGAACATCAAGCCGACCAGTAGCAAGCCCAGGTGCAATTGAAACAAGTGGTGAGCTCTTTTGAATAGATTCAGCAGTTGCAAGCAAAATTTCCTCAGCCTTTCGAGCAGAATCAACAACATAACTTGGTATTGCTGTAGTGACTCCGGCTGGTAAAGGCAGTGGCTTAAAATCCTCCCGTTTAACACCACTGGTTGGTATGATGTGTTTGGCTGCCTCTGAATCCTTTTTTTCAGCTTCAGGGTCTTCAGGAAAGGTGGCTTCTTCTTCTTCATCAGGGTAAGGTTGTTCACCAGCAAACCCATGAGATTGGCCACCAAGCTGAACAGTAGGCTTCTTTTCATAACCATCACCTGGAAAATGCGTGGACTGGCCACGCTCAGGCGAGACAGGCAATGCTTTGGTTGGCTTCACAGCACCACTCAAAACTGCATCAACCTCAGGATTGGCAGACTTACCTTCTTTGCACTTCTTGCAAACCGAAGGCTTAACGTACTTATCGCCAAAACGTGAGACGTATGTGTCAAACTCACACTGCCACATATTTATGCAATTTTTTTTGCACACCTTACAAGTGAACAAAATTTGCTTTGTTTGATCAGGTTCGAAACCTATGCGCCCAAAAGGATGATGCCTAGGACAGTGCTTCTTGTAACACTTCCAGC